TTTCATCTGGCTTCATTTACTTTTCTCCTTTGATAAGAGCGATAACGTATTCAAGCAATTTCTTTTGAACCCAATACTCCATAGGCATTTCATAAGTAGTGCGTTTATCAATCAAGCCGTCTAGCAACTTGATAATGCGGGTTTGTTCTTCCACAATACCCGCTTCACGACCCTTTTCATAGCCACGGTCCCAATCAGGCTTCAACCAGACGTTCATTTTGTTCTCCGTTTCACGTGAAACTTGTATACGCTCAGCCTATACCCAAAAAAGTTGGCGGTCAAGTGGCATACTGGTTGGTATGAACCCGTACATGTGCATTGAGTGTAGGAAAGACTATCCTGTGCCTTCTTTAGCCCGTATGTGCGAAGCTAAACACGCTGCAAGCGTGGCGACCAAAGGATAAAAATTGGCTAAAGCAAAGTTTGAAAGACCTAATAGTGAGCCTGTCACTACTCCTAAAGGGCTAGTCATCAAAGAAGAAGACATGCCTAAAAGCTTCCAAGGCATCCACTCTTTGCTTCCTGAAGACATGGCTAAGAGCACACCTCGCCGTGTTTACGCCTTTGACCCTAAAAGCACTGAGAAGCGTCGTGTTGCAGGTCGTGACCTTTACCCTAGCTATCACAAGGATGAAGAAGGTTATGACGACTATGACCGTCCAAAGCGTGAAAACGGTCAAATTCAAGGCAACTTTGTCGAAGGTGAAGGCAAAAAGGGTCTAGTTGGCTACACAGACATCTACCGTGAGCCTGAAACAGCCACTGTAGACCGTGAAAAGGGCGTAGTGCACTTTACTCCTGGTGCTTCGCACGTAGGTTACGCTCAAGTCCCAGATAATCTTCGGGGCGGGGGTATTGGTGCTCAAATGCTTGATTATGTGCACAATACCTCTGGAAAGCAGCCTGAAGACGGTTTTAAGACCAACTTGGGTGCCATTGCCTCTAAAAATGTCATGAACTGGGGCAACAAAAAGAATGACGAAGATTCAGGTAGCGTTATTGGCTATCGTCACCGTTGGATGGGGCAGTAATGGGTAGAAATAACGCAGACTTCCACGGGGTGACCTACAGCCACAAGCTTGAAAACTACGGTGAAGTAAGAATTGAAGCTAGTCACCCAGAACACGGTTATTTAGGCTCTATGCGTATTGGCAAGTATGGAGACATCAAAGACGTTCGTGTTGGTGAACCATTCCGCCGTAAAGGCGTAGCAACAGGCATGTGGAACTACGCCAAAGCACAAGGCTTCAACCCAGAACACTCAGACAGCAGAACACCAGAAGGTGACGCTTGGGCAGCCTCCACAGGCGCACACCTGCCAGACAACAACGGCATTTTCAATCCAGACGCACCAAACACTTGGGGCGAATAGGTAAAAACAGTTAAACAAGTCAAACAGGCATAAACCTGTCACACTAGTTACAAAGACTTTAGGAGACATTATGGCTAAATACCACGTAATCCCAGGTGGACCAGCTGACAGAGTTGTCCAGGGAACTAAGACTGCAGTCAAACACACTGTAGACGCAGCCAAGCGTGGATTCGTAACTTCATTTGTACCAACCATGTTTGCTACAAATGCAGACGCTACCCAAAACCCTGCAGTTCAAGCTGCAATTGCTGCGGGTACTTTTGGTCTAGGTGTAGCACACTACATCGGACAACAAACTGGTCGCAAAAGCCACATGGAAGACGCAGCTAACAACGCTCGCCGCTAATGTTCTCCCTATTCAAATGCGGAACCTGCGGTGAATACTTCACCATAAAAGCACCGTATAACCCTGAAGAAGAAACATTCAAAGCCTTCCTCGACCACCTAAAAGACCACCCAGGTAAGAAAAAAGACCCAGCATAAAAACTGGGTCTTTTTCTATTGCGGAAGGTAAGAGAGTCGAACTCTTAAGGGCTTTCACACCTCGACGCTTTTCAAGAGCGGTTCCGTCGCCAATCGGATTGACCTTCCAGTGACTCATTTTTCTTTTCAGGAGACCAATCCTATTCTAGTTACTTTACAGGAACTAGCTTACGCTTAACAACATCAAAAGTTAAAGGATGCTTCTTAAACGCCTTCTGATTAGGACGGTCATTACTCTTACTAACTGGAGCAGGAGCTCCACCCTTACCCTTAGCCATATTCGCTCCTTAAAGTTAAATGAGCCTTTTAACGTCATGCTCAGGAACTAACCACACACCGTCACAAAGTAAGAAAGGGGGAAGAACTTTGCAACAAGAAAAGCTTAATGTGTTTTTTACTGAATGTCAATCACCTTAGGCTTTTTTTCATCAGGAATGTTAGTGAACAACTTAATAGTAAGGATACCATCCTTCAACTCAGCTGACTCAACCTCAACATACTCCCCAAGAGCAAAATTAGTAGTGAAATTACGTTGAGCAATACCATGATGAATAACCTCACCAAAAGCCTCACCAGGTTCCTGAACATCACTAGAAACAGTCATAACCTTATCCTTGACCATAATCTCAATGTCTTCCTTACGGAACCCAGCCAAAGCCATCTCAACCTGCCACTTACCATCCTTAAACTTAGTGATGTTATGTGGCGGATAAGCAGTTGGCTTAGTATCAAACTCAGTCAAAGTACGGAAAATACCATCAAACCCAATACCCCAACGGTCAATACGTGGAAACAAATCCTCAATAGTAAGAGGCTTAGTTACCTTCTTAACTTCCTTATGGAAAGGGTCATGTGGAGAATCTTTCTTCCACGGCTGAGGACTATATGGGTTCTTCTTGTAGCTGTCCCAATCAGTTGAGTAATAGTTCATTATTGTCTCCTTTAGACGACATAACGCTGCACTAAGCATTGCTGCCCGAAGCACAGCATCAATTTACAGGCACCCAAACGGCGTACCCACACCCAGTATAACAAAAAACCCCCACCAAGTAAAAACAAAACCTGGCGGGGGTTTATGCGGCGGTTACTGGTGACCCCAGCCATTGCCTTTAAAGTTCACAGCACCAACAGCAAACACTTTGTTGCGTTTTGCCCCACAAGTTTCACAAATAACTGTTTGGTCTTTTTGTGTTATTGGGAAAAACACTTCAATTTTGCTATCACATTCGATACAAACAAACTCATAGTTTGGCATTGATACGACTCATTCCGCTGTCGTGATAACGCACTGCGTCCTGAAACACTTGATGTCCCTTTAGCAGATAAGTTTTAATAGCATCTTTCTGCTCTTGAATCTTTGCCTCAGTAGACACTAACTCTGTTGGGCTTAGTTCACTTTTATGCTCTTCAAGCACTGCAACAGCGTAATCAAGTTCACGTTGTGCGTTTGCTGCCTGCATTTGGACAGCTTCCCAACGTGACTCAGCAGCAGCTAGTTTACGTTTAAGGTTGTCTGCATCACTCACTGTCAGCAGCTTTCTTCTTACGCTTAGGTTGCTTCTTCTTTAGTTCATAGATTTCTAGTTCGAGTTTAGCGATGATAGTTAGGTACTCGAATGACTTGTGCTTTTCAGCAAGCAGTTCTGCTTTTAGTTTTTTGTTGAACATGTTGTTTTCCTTTCCGAGCCTCGTGCAGGACTTGAACCCGCCACCTACGCATTACAAGTGCGTCGCTCTACCAGATGAGCTAACGAGGCATTTAGTTAAGCGTAGTGGCTACGCAGAACTTGATTGACAAGAATACCACATTTCTGTAGGTACTCTAACGCAACTTCTGGATTTCTATGAGTGTCTTCTGGTCCAATAAAGCACCAAACCTCATGTATTCCTGAGTTACTGATTAACTTAGCACAATTCATGCATGGTGGTGCTGTTACAAACATTTTTGCACCATGTACGGCTGAACGGTCAACATAAAGTAAAGCGTTTGCTTCTGCATGGATGCTAGGGCACCCGTCATAAGCCCCTGATAGCCCTGTCAAGCCCTTGGCACGGTCACACCAGTTGTTGCACCCACCATCAGTTGGGTAGCCTGCTGCAGCGCCATTGTAGCCTGTGCTGATGACACGGTTATCATCGTTGATGATTATTGCACCGATTTGTGCACGGTCACATCGTGACCTAGTGCTAATGGTTTTAGCAACATTGAACCAAATGTTGTTCCAACTAGCTTGCATTACTTGAAGCTCATTCCGTCACCGTGTTTAGGCATGTTGTTTTTGCCACATACAGTGCAAGTTAGAAGTTGAGCACCCGTGATAGGGCATTTAGTGCCTTTTTCTATCTTGTGTCCTTTAAAAACACATTTAAGTGCATTTAACCAGTTTTTCATTAGGGTGAGACTCGACCATTCTTTACAAATGAGTTGTGGGTGTGAGGCATCTTTTCACTGAAGATTAGCTCCATTTGACGAGCCACATCAGCAATCTCCCATTGTGGAAACGATGGGTAGGTGCCTTGCTCTTCAGAACGAAGGCTAAGGAAGTTCATTAGGCTACGAGCGTTCATGGTTACGTACATAGAACTATAAATGTTTACAGGGAGACACATGCGAGCAACTTCACGGGCAACCCCTTGCTCTAGCATTACCTCGTATTCTTTATACGCTAGTTCAGCAATAGTCTTTGGACCATAGTAAGCCCAAAACTTTTGGGTTTCAGTTCCCTCTTCAAAAGTATAGGCTCCAGGCTTACCAATCTGAACCAACTTACGGTCTTTAGGCGGCAAGTAAAACACGGGTTCCAACTGCTTGTAACGACCACTCTCTTCGTTGTAAGAAGCCATGCGGTGACGCATAAACTCCCTAAACACAAAGATTGGGGCTTCGATACGAAAAGTAAACACAGCGTGCTCAAATGGTGAACCGTGACGGTCACGCATTAGGTAATTGATTAACCCCACATCCCTGGTAGAGTCATCACCCACAGAACCACTGCTAACACGAGCAGCACGAACAACACTCTCATCTCCTCCCATTGAGTCAATCAACTCAACAGTCATATCGCTACGAAATGTAACTTCCATTAATTTGCTCCATATTCTTCTAGCAATGAGTCTAGTGGGTGTAAGTAAGGTGCGTCTAGTACCAGACGGTCACCATAACCAAAGTTCTGTGTGTAGTAGCTGGTTAGGAACTCTTTACGGTCTACCCAACCCCATAATACAAATCGTGGGTCTGCTTGAGCATTGCGCTTATCTGCACCAACAAACTGGGCAAGAATAGCGATTTCAGATTTGAATAAGCGTGGCGCATTAAAGATAAGTTTTTGTAGTTCACTGGTTTTCACTTGAATGCCAGTGTTATTTAGCATTAGGTCGTTACCGTCATCACCGTGTGTGCGTACCTCCATGTCTACAGGAAGGTTTAGGACTTTACCTACAGCCATTTCACCTAGGTGCCCAATGATGTTGATACCTTCTGAAGTGTTATTTAGGTCAAACATACGGTCAGTGACATTGTTTGCTACTTTGTCTTCACGCATACGGGCAACGAAGTCTAAGGTTTGCTGGACTTCTTCAGGAGTCAATGTGACTGGCAATGGCTGTTGCGATAAACGATACTTTGTCATTTAATTTCCCTTTTCTTAATACTCTTCATCTAGAAGCATACCTTTTGCGTCTTGACGGCGCAACCAGCCACGCAAAGCATGACAGTTAGCACAAACTAATTCACATTTGTTCATTTCTTCAATCACTACGTAAATGTCTCGTGTGTGGTCATGCCAACGAGCAATGTTGAATAGTTTTTCAAATTGTGGCAAATGGTCGTATTGCATGACGCAGTAGTGGAAGAACTGGTTGCAGTCGTGACAAGGGTTGTTTGTTTTAGTTAGTTGAATAAACTCTTCAATTTTTGCACGACCATAGTCTTGCCTATTTTTGGTCTTAGCTTTTTGCCCATCACCTAGATGATGAGAAATAGTGGACTTAGAGTATCCTAACTCTTCAGCGATTTGAGTGTAGGTGAACCCTTTATCACGGAGGATAAAAATGTTTTCTATGGTTTTTTCCATGCAGTTAGCTTATTACACTCTTTCTTCTACGCCAAGTTTTGGTTTGAGAGTGACAGTTTGGACAAAGAAGCTTTAGGTTAGTATCGTCATTATTTTGAGTATCACCGTCAACATGCTCCATTTCCAAAGTAATAGGGATGCCCAACCATTCAGTGTTTTTACAGGATTCACAAAGGTGACCTCTATCTTCAATTAGCCACCGTTTTAGGGTCTGTAAGTGAGATGGACGAACTACATGCCTTTTTCCTAAACTCCATGCCTGCCCTGTAAAATGGGATGTATTTATTTCAAGATTGGCTATTTTTTCTTTTATAGTGTGATAGTTACCGCCCGCTGGCTTTAGACCTAGTTTTCGGCACATACCAGCAATTGAGTATGATTCTGCAGCCGCATCAATGTACTCTTGGTCAGAGTTTCCGTATTTCTTCATAGGTACAGTATACACGATGCTACGTCTTCCGTATGGGTAACGGGACTTGAACCCGTAAGCCTTTCGGCAGTGGTGTTTAAGACCACCTCGTTTACCAATTTCGACATACCCACATGGCTGCCCCGCCAGAACTCGAATCTAGAATGCTGGTACCAAAAACCAGAGTGTTGCCAATTACACCACGGGGCATCGCAAGCTCAGTCTATTGCTTAGCCTGTAGGAATGCAAATAGCTTGTCATACTGTTTTTATGTCTAAAAATAATGAATTCGAGTTACAGAAGCCGTTACATAAACGTGCTGATACTGTCGTATTCGATTTAGACGGAACACTTGCTGACGACATGAAATACGAAAAGCACCACAAGCACCGCAATGAAGACTTTGCGAAAGAAGCTCTTGAAGTGGGTACTCACGGCAAGATTGTTGACAAAGTTTTAAAGGCTAAAGAGAACGGTAAAAATGTAGTTATTTTGACTGCACGTTCAGCTCATTATCGTGATGAGACTAAAAAGTGGTTGGCAAAAAATGGTATTCCGTATGATGCCCTTGTTATGCGTCCAACAGATAACCATGATAAAGATAAGGTCGTTAAACGTGACCTTTTGGAAGAAAACATCTTACCTAAGTTTGATGTTTCAAAAGCTTATGATGACAAGTCAAAGAACGTGAAAATGTTTGATAAACTTGGTATTGATGGCAAGAAAGTGAAACCATAATGTGTGATGAGTGTATGGGCGGTCAGTTTACTGACAATAACGCTGCACAGTCTCGTTCTGGTTCGGTTGCCGAAGACCCACGCTATGACGGGGCTAGTTCAAACGACATGAAATTTGATGGTCAAAAAAGTGATTCTGGAAATAACCCAGACATTGGTAAAACTGGTTGGGGTAGCTAATGACTGTTCCGTTGTCTGGTGTGCAAAAGTTTCCTCGTCAAGTTGGGGGAATGTTTGGCGGTCCTCGTGGTCGCATCATGGAAGGTGGAGCCTATAACACGATTAGTGGTATAGGAACCCCAAACAATGGGTATAACGGTGATGGCTGGTATTGGAACCAATACCCAGCAGTCATTGCAGGTTTATCAGGGTACTCAGCTCCTAGCACTGAGACTGGTGCTCCTACTAACACTTATGTGGATAATAATGAAACTAAGGTCGGTGGAGGCACTGTTGGTGCTGACTCTGACGCAGGTGAAACTCCTGCAACAACTACAGGCATGTCTCAGGGTGGGACAGCAGCTTAAAAACTGGGGTTTATTCGTTCTCTAATATGGTCCATCTAAATATTAGAGGACTCTATGAAAATCTTTAGCAATGTTCTATTGCGTATTTTTGCCACATTCGTGGCATCGTCACTTGCTGTAATTGGTGCGGGCTCTATGGTAGGAGTCAACATCTGGATTTCTGCATCCATGGGCGGCATCCTTGCCGTATTTGAAGTTATCAAACTCCTAGCTATCGCCTTCCTTGAAGATGGCAAGCTGACAGAGGACGAGATTAACGCTGCCTTCCGTCAGACTCTCTCTATCAAGGGTGTAGATGAGAAGGGCAACAAGATTGAGAGCGCTTAGAGCTTTTACCGCCTTTTTCCTTGCAACAGGCTCTCTTTTTCTAACTACGCCAGCCAGTGCCTCTGATTTAACTGATGCACTTGCTAACGCACAGGCGGCTCTTAGTTCTGCTCAACAGGAAGTGGCTGCTGCTACCCAAGCAAAGGTAGACGCTGATAGCGCCGTAGTTTCTGCCGATGTTATCCGTGTTGACACTCAAGCTGCGGTTAATGACGCTCAGAATAACTACAATACCAATTTGATACCACAGACAGTGGCTAGTGGCACAGGTCTTTCGGTAGACATTTACAACAATACTACTAGCCGTACTCCAAACCCTGCTAACTTATGTCGCCATGATACTGTTACGCAGATTGCTGCTCAATGGGGCAGTGGTCCTGTTATGGGCTGTAACAATGACCGTGTGACTGTTCATTACTACGGTACTTTGACTGTTCCTACAACTGGTGCTTACAACTTCCGTAACATTGCTGATGATGGCTTCTACATGACTTTAGATGGTCAGTTAGTCATTAACGATTGGCGTGACAAAGGGTGTAACGGTGGTTGGTACCCAATCACATTGCAAGCAGGGCATTCTTACGCTTTAGATGCTTGGTACTACGAAAATGGTGGTGGAGCATGTTCTACTCTGTATTACCAAAACGCTAACAACTGGGGAGTAGTTCCAGCTGAGTGGTTTGGTGCAGGCACCACCACCATAATGGTAAACGACCCATCTCTTTTAGCTGTGTTGCAAGATAAGCAAGCATTATTGACTGCCGCTCAAAATGACTTGTCTACAGCTCTCTCTAATCAAAATGCTGCTCAAACTCGCCTTGATGCGGCTCTTGCAGTTATCCCTGGGTTAGAAGACGCAGTTGCTGTAGCCCAAAAAGCTCTTGATGATGAAAACGCTCGTTTAGCAGCTGTGGCTGCTCAAGCAGAGGCTGACCGTATTGCGGCAGAACAAGCGGCTATTGCTCAAGCTGCTGCTGATGCAGAAACTGCAAGATTGGCGGAAGTAGCCAGAGTTGCAGCGGAGCAAGCTGCACAGCAGGCTGCAGCTGAGGAAGCTGCTAGACAAGCCGCTATTGCAGCTGCAGAAGCACAGGCTGCCGCAGATGCTGAAGCAGCTAGGGTTGCTGCTGAGCAACTGGCGGCTCAACAAGCCGCTGAAGCACAAGCAGCAGCTGACGCTCTAGCAGCCCAACAAGCAGCAGAAGCCAAAGCAGCTGCCGATGCTCTTGCAGCTCAACAGGCTGCAGATGCTAAAGCTGCCGCTGACAAAGCAGCAGCAGATGCAGAAGCTGCCCGTATTGCTGCGGAACAAGAAGCCGCAAGATTAGCAGCCGAACAAGCAGCAGTAGCACAGGCTGAGGCTGACAGGATTGCTGCAGAACAAGCAGCTCAGGCTAAAGCTGCAGCTGAAAAGGCTGCAGCAGATAAAGCTGCGGCAGAGGAAGCTGCAAGATTAGCGGCTGAAGCTGAAGCACAAGCAGCAGCGGAAGCACAGGCTTTAGCTGAGGCACAGGCTGCGGCAGAAGCTGAGGCAGCTAAAAAAGCAGCAGAAGAAGCAGCTGCAGCTGCAGCAGCTTCGGCTACTCCAACCCCTGTTCCAACAGAAACCCCAACTCCCGAACCTACGAAAACACAGGAGCCAACCGTTGTCCCTACCCCTACCCCTACCATTCCACCTACGCAAGAGCCAGCACCTGCACCTACGCAGACCACGCAACCTGCTCCACAGCCAAGTCCAACGGTCACCCCAACGCCAGAGCCTCCAGTCGAAAGCCCAACC